TTCATTCTTCCACTGAGCGATAGATACATTGGCAGATGAAAACGTGCCTGTCACACCGACATTGCCTACAGTGCCTGTATCTATGATTACGTATTGCGCTCTACCGTCTTGCTGGAAAGCCAACAAATAGTCATCCAATCCAAGATTGGTGTTGGAAAGGGTAGTTACTGTGTTGCCAAACGAGATAGCGTTATTGCCACCATCTTTGAATGTGACTTGAGCAGGGACAATCTTGATGTTGCCAAACCCGATAGGCATGGCGTTCTCAATCCAAGAGAACTCCTCGTCATCAATGGCTGTCCTGTTGGACTTGGTGTTTAAGCCCTTGAAGTTCTTATAGACAGCATAAGATTTCTTTTGCTCTGCTGCTGCCATGATTAGAAGGTAGAGTAGGGGTCAGGGATTCTGCGTGTGTACACAGAGTTCAACACCGCTTGGATTTGCTTTGCATACTCTTGCTTGTATATCTCAGCTTCTCCATAACTCTGTTCTTTGTACTTGGCTTTGTAAGCCGCATAGAAAGCTACAGGCGTGGTGTAGGGGTCTTGAATCTGGTCGTTAGCGTTGGGCGTGTTCAAACTTAACGCAGTAGGCAAGATAGTGCTGTCTATCTCTACGACATACGATTGGTCAGGAACAGGGCCAACATAGATGGTGTTTTGTCCGTAAACAGAGAAACACACGGGTCTGCCGACATAGTTCTGCCAGTAACGCAGTTGAGCGTTGAAGTTTGACCAGGGCAGATACCGCAGTGGAATACGGCTGTTACCCCAGTAAACGTTGACGTTCAGGATGTCTAGCGTTGTTCCAGTAGAAATAACTCCATAAGGAATAACTTCTACAGGGCCAGAATATTGCAGTGTGGCTGTGCCATCTGTGAACGGAGTAGAAGGCGGGAATGTGTATCCAGCAGCGGGGTAAGGTGGAGGGGTAGTGCTGAGAACACCGCCAGTTACCACTTCATAAATGAAGATGTTGTTGAATATAAACTGACCCGCAGTAACAGTAGCACCCGCAGTCCAAACGGTTGCGGGTACTCCTGTACTAGAAATTGGGGTGGCAGTAATTTGCAGGGTACGTAAGCACCCAGTATCTCTCGCTACTCGCTCACGGGCATCGTTGATGTAGTCCGTTAGCTCCGAGGTTGACCAGAAGACAGAGTTTGCATCATGCAATAACCGCTGTACTTCCGTGATGTAGGAAGAGAGAGTTGCCATGTTACCTTCATGTTATGCAACCCTCTGATTGACCTTTCCCCCAACGGATTTCTCAATCCGTAAGGGTACTACGCCAACCGCCGAGGGTAACGAGCGGTTCTTTGTTGGAGCCTCTGAAGAAATATATACCTTCTTCAGATTCTCCATTGCTTCTTCAAGTTCGCTGTGAAGTCGTATCATGCCCAATTGGACTAAATACTTCTCCTTGTCCTCATCTCCGTAACCAAGCATGTGCCTGGCAGCAGGGACAGTCAATTCAACTGTCTTGCCGACAGGAAACTCGTAACCGACATAGTTGTACTCAGCGTACAGGTCTTTGTCGGTGTTGTTGGTTACATAAACGAGGTCTGTCATAGTGTTACAACGTCACCGTACACAGTAATATCAACAGTGTTGTTTGCTGCTGCCGCTGTATTTACACACACAAACAAAGGACTTGTATAGATTTTTGTTGACGTATTTGCTGTCAACGCAAGGTCTTGATACAAGCCTGTGCCAGTAATGTTTGAAAGAACAGTTGCATTAGAAACTGCGTTTGCCAAGTTACCATCATTGCTTGTGAAGATGGTAACGTTGGCAGCGGCAACACTTCCGTTGGCATTAAAAGCAGTAATACGGCGAACGATGTAGCCAGTACCGACAGTAGCAATTGTTGCCACAGCATTACCAGTGCTTCCCATCGCAACGGGAGGATTGGTAGAGCCAACAGCAAAATTGCCGAAACCGTCTGGGTACAGTGAACCTACATGGTTTGCGTTCATACTGTCTCCTTAGCTTGTGTAGGTGCTGTTAGCAGACACACCACCGTTGATGGTGAGTGCAGTAACTGCACCTGCGCCAGCAATAGTAGATTGTGCAAACACGTTCACGCCATCAGACAAAATCATGCCGCCAGTGTTATTGGCAAGCAAGGTTGTGATGGATGAGCCGTTATTTGCAGTAATCACCACGTTAGCAGCGGGGAACAGCAGATAAGTACCAGCGGGAATCACAGTGCCAGCGTTAGCGGCAGTCAGTGAAACATTGGAGAAGTAAGCACCAGCAGTGTTGGTGGTTGCATTCGCCAGGATGATTTTGTTCATTGCTAAAGCCATGTCTTATCTCCTTACAGTGAGAGGTAGTTGTAACCCGTCACCTTGGTCATGGCTTTGGGCTTGACGTTCACCAATTCGGCAATCATCAAAACCGCACCGACATAACCAATTTGCCAGTTGGGGAGAGTGGACTCGAAACCTGTAAACACGAACGAACCTTGCTCATGGATGTACAGAGACAAGTAGTTGGTGTTCAGGAAGTACACAGTACCTTCTGGGCAGTAGGGGTCTGGATAGATAGGTACGCCAGCAACCATCAAAGCACGGAAAGCTGCTTGAGGGCCATTGGTTTCACCGTCAAAACCTGCACCTGGGGTGATAACGTATTGCTCTTGACCAACAAAGTCTTGAGCCAACAGTGTCCAAGTACCAAAACCGCAAACACCAAACGAAGGCATTTCAGCACCGTTTTTGACAGTACCAGAGATGTATTGCAGGATGTTTTGACGGGTTGGGTTCACAGAGCCAGCGGCATACTGTGATGATTTCCACCAAGTGTAAGTACCACGGTCAATATTGCCGTAAGTACCAGAGTTAGCAACAGCAGCGGGCAAGCCGATGAATTGTTGGGTATTGCTGGTGTTGGTGTACAAGGCAGTTGCCATTGCATCCATCATCACGTTGGTTGCATCGTTCATACGAGCTTCAATCAACGGAATAATGGCGGCATCTTGCTGAACTGCGCCTTCCATACCGAGGAACGGCACGGGAGAAATCATCAGTTTCAGGTCGAATTCAGCGTTGTAAGCACCTTGCTGGACTGACGGTTGGGCAAAAGAGCCGCTGTAGTCAGACCATTGAGCGTTCACAAACTGTGCGCCTTGGACAGGAACGGTTACAGAAGACACACCGCCAGAGGCTGACTGACTGTTGGCAATCAGAGCCGCCATCAAGGGCGTGGAGTTGTAAAGCTGGACAACCAGCTTGGGAATAAAGGCTCTACGAGTTACATAAGTCAGTTCATTGAACTGTGCTGACCCTGTAGCTGGTAGGATGCCGCCGCCAATAGCCATAAGGCCTCCTTACGTGGTTTAAAAAATTACCCTCTTACAGCCCAATAGGACGTTGCGGTTTCCGCAGGTCATTGAGTGCATTCATTGCCTCGTTCCGTGCAGCGGCTGCTGGATTCTTCCAATACTTGTTCAAGTCAAATTGCTTGACAGCACTTGGGTTGTATCCAGTTGAAGTAGGCACTGCTGCCTGTTTCATCCACTGATGGTACTCGGCTGCTGTTTCGTGGTTAGTAATACCACGCTCCAACATGATTTTTTCTACATCACCGACTTCAGACTCATTAGCAATCAAACCCTTTTTCATCAAAGACTGGCGGCGATTTTGAAGTTCTTCCAGAGCTTCTTTTTCCCGCAACTTGGCTTCCAAGGCTTGCACACGGTCTTCCGAGCGGCTGACCGCACGGTGTGTGTAATCTTCGATGTCGAGTTCAGGGATAGGAAGGTCAGGCTTGACCCGCTTAGTCATACGCAAAAAGTCTTTGCGAGTTTCTGGGTTTTCCGCAAGAGTTTGTGCAAGTGCTGCCAACTCATCACGGGCTTCTAAGGACAGATTTTCAAGTGACATAAAGTTACCCTCTTTATACGATTAGATTACACGCTTGCCGTCACCTGGCTTTTGGACAGCCATGCTGGACTTGTTCAGTTTATTGGGGGCACTCAAGCCGCCAAACTGAGAAAAACGGGGGGTGTTGGTGACAACGCCATTTTGTTGGTTGTTGTCAGTTGGTTTGCGAGGTGCTGCTGCCGCACGTGGTTTAAAGAGTTCCATTTGCTTTTCCTTACATTGGGGGAGGGGGAGGCATACCGCCAGCGGGAGGCATACCAGGGATAGGTGCTTGAGCCATTGCTCTGCCTTCAGGGGTAGCACCACCCGCCTGTGGCAAGGTTTGCAGTAACTGGAGAATTTCAGATTGCTGTAATTCGTCAGTTTTGCCTTTTTTCTGACCAATCAAACCGCTAAGTGCCCGAATAGCGTTGAGGGTTTTCTTGCCCTCTTCTGAAACGGAGCCAAAAGCAGGAAGGGATTGCTCAAGCAAATCAATAGCCATACTTATGTTGATAAGTGCGGCTTCCTTATTTCCCATCTTGGGTTCTGGAGTAGACATAGGAGAAGCCATCGGAGGAGCTTCTTTTTCCTCCATACCTTCTGCTTCTTCTGGTTCTTCTTTTTCGTTAGGGGTGGGTGTGCCAGCAGCCGCTTGGCTACTACGCATTAACTCCATCAACTTATCTGGTGGAACACTCATAATCACTCCTTGCCGTGTTTGTAACCACTTACAAACATCTTGTCAATAGGTAGAGGGCATTTTATGTCAGCCCTCTGTAGACAGTTTAACGGCGGCACTTACGTCCGCTTTTCATCTTCATGTTCATCTTGAACTCCCATATTGTTTGCGGTTGGAGTCACGTTGACTCCTTCCGTATGAGGTTTTATACCCTGTTTGACGCATTGTCAAGTTCGGTGCGGCCTCATTCCTTTTCAGGGAGGCAGTGTCTACCCGTGGTTGGTCAGCCGTAGGCTGTGTCATACCAGTGTTGTTTGGAGCCATCATCCCACCTTTTTCAAGTCTGGTTTACCTTCTGGCTTTGGAGGTTGCATTTGTTGCATTTGCTGCTCCATAGCCTGTTGAGCTTCTTGCTTATCTTGTGCTTTTTTAAGTCGCTCTAACAACAATTGTTTCATTGGAGGCTCAATCATGTCAAGCAAGGACTCTTTGTCGATTACGCCAGCCTGGAACAACTCAAACGCCATTTTGCGGCTGTCTTCCATGAAAATGGGTGAATTTGAGTGGGCATCCACCTTCACCACAAAGTCACGGGTAAACTGGTCGGCAATGAATTTCAAGCCATGTGCGTCTGTGTAGTGGGTGTTATCGTAGACCTGCATACATTTCAGATACAGGGTAGCCATCTTTTCTAGGCTGTCTTCAATAACAAGGGCACGTTTCTTGGCTCGACTGGAACCCAGACGGGCAAGTTGGGAAGCGTGACCAGAAGAACGAACACCTGCCTCACCACGGCCTTGCAAGACGCTGACGATACCAGATGCCTCTTCAAACATCAGGTCAACTTCACCAATTTCACGGAACAAATCAGGCGGAATAGTTGGTGCTAACTTCTCGACTTTAGCGTTTGGCATGTCGGTTGCCAGCAAGCCACCAGCACGGTTGAGGGCAAAGTTCTTCTCATCCAAAATGCCTGTAAAGCCAATCAGGGCGGTAGGTGGGCTGACTTGTTTGGACAGCAAGTCCAATATTTCCGTCATTCGTTTGTTGCGTAACTGCTGGAGGTAGACCAGACGCTGAACCTCGGACGCACCCCAGTAGTAGTCGTACAGGGGGTTGGGGCAGATTTGGATGAAAGGCAACTCACCTTTCAAGAACATGCTCTCGCCAGAACGGTCATAGATGATGACGTTGGGGTCAGCTTTGGTTACAACTTGGTAATCGTTTGTCTCGTCATTCCAGACCCAGAGTTCAATCATCTCAATGGTGTCTTCGGAAACTTGGGCTTTGTAGGTTGGGTTACCAGTCAAGTCCAGATTGACGTTACCGTACATGGTCGGGTTGGTTTGGGACAGGATGATGCGTTGGATGCCGTTGGCAATTTCGGTACGCTCATGCTGAGAGGCCATGACCCGCTTGACGATGGAATCCCGCTGCGGGTGGGAGTAGAGCCTGTCTAACAACTCGGACTTGGTGATGTAGTACGAGTGGACAAGGGCTTCTTGCCTGTCTGTGTAGGCACTGTCTTCACGCAACACGCCAATACAAGCGGGTTCCACCATGTAGGGGTGGATACCGTTGTTGATAACGAGTTTGACAAAGGTTGAGTTGTAGCAAAGTGACCAGGTGACTGCGGTTGAGAACACTTGGTCAGCGTTACTGTTGAGCCATTCGTCATTCAGAGCTTTGCTCAGAGTTGGAACCTTAATCTGTTCTTGCTCTGGGACAGCCGCACCCGTGTGGATAGAGAACTTGGTCGTTTCTGCGGAATACAGGAACGATGTCAGTTGGTCGATATGCGGGTAAATCTTGTTGTAAATAGCGGGTACGTCATCAGGAGCGTTACCGAAAAGGTAGTAGCTACGCAGGGATGAGTAATCGACTTTACGCTGTTCACGGCTGACGAGACATTTTTCTATCAAGTCGAGATAGAACTGTTCTCTAGCAATCGGCTCTTTAGGTATTCTCATTTTCTCACCTGTAAGTTTTCATGGTCTGCCATGTAGCTGGCGGCTCTTGGGCCTTGCAAGTCTCCCGCAGCTTTTGGATTTATGCCTACAGATTCTCCGTTAACAGACTTAAATTGTCCACCTAGCACGGATTTCATGCTGATATTTGACCCGCCACCCCAGATTACGGAGTCACCAGGGCGAGTTTGCTTCTGTTGTTGCTGGTTTTGGGCTTGCATAGCGTCTGTAGCCTCGGCAAATTGCTTGTCTGTCAGCTTATTCTTACGTTTCATGTAGCCAGTCTGGTGTTCACCAGCTTTTGTGGACTTGATGTCCGTCATGTCGTACTCAATAGCCAGTTGCTTCAAGTTTTTGTCGGTTGCAGACGTTTTTGGTGACCTTGTACCCACAGGTTTGAGGTGAACGACTGAAAGTTCCCCTTTGCAGTTCTTCATGGGGCACTGAGGCTCCCATGCTTCAAAAATACCATGGTTTGTGCAGTAATAGTCTCTCAAAATACCCATTTTTACCCCCTTAGTGCTTCGTCAAGTGAAATTTCGCTGTAATCGTGCCTGTTTGTCATCCCAACCTTCACTTTGATGCCCTCTGACGTTACTTGTAACCCCATTTTGGGCATAAATACGGGCTGAGATTCTTTCCTGTAGTCCACATAGCGGGTGTTATCCCGCCTTTTCATGACCTTTACGTTCCCTGCTTTCCACTGCTGGTAGGCTTTACTGACCCTACGCTGGACGTTTTCAGTCAGTGGTTCACGGTTGTAGATGAAAACATCGTGGAAATGACCATGACTTATGCCAGCAAGCTCGCAGAAAAGGGCAATAGAAATGCCTCTTTGCTTGTCAGCAAAGAACCGCTGCATGTGTTTTGTCAGTTCATGCTTGCTTAACGGGGTCATATCTGTACTCCAAGGTGTAGCCAAGGCTTTGCAAAAATTCCAGAAAGTTCATTTCTCCAAAACTGGCAAAGGGGTCGGCAGGGACAACGATGTGGTTATCCGACACCAGCTTCCTTGTCTGGGCATGGTGACCAAATAAAGTCCCGAAATCAAACCCTTCTTCGTGGAATCCAAGCCCGACATACTCCATGCTGAAGTGTTTGGCAATGTCGATAGGGCAATACTTGTAGCCGTAACCTTCAAGGACGGGCTTCAGGATGGCAGACAACTGAGCATCTTCATTCCAGCCGTGTATCTCGTTGCTGTTCAGGTGCATGATGCCGTGCTTATTACAGGCCTCTAGGAAACGCTTGCTACGCAGGGAAAACCCTCCGTTTTGCACAACAGAAACAGGCTCTGTGGCTTGAGTCCACGCAAACTTCAGGTACAGGTGACCGTCACCAAAAGCACAGTGTGATGGTGCGCCTATGTAGTCATAGTCATAGTATTCAGGTTTGAAGTTATTGCCGTTAAGCACCCAACCATCATCTTGGACAATCAGGCAGAAGTCTGTTTCTATGTACGAATACAGACTGTGCATGGTAAACAGGGAATACCCTAAGTAATCTATGGGGTGGCAACGCTTCCACTCTACGCCTTCTGGCATGTTCTCTGGTTTCTCAACAGAGATGAGCAACCCACGGCTACCTGGCAACTCCCGCATAGACCTGACGATGGAGGGCAGGGCAGAGGCTCCGTTGTTGTGTCCGTAGATAGACACGATTGTGAGTTGGCTGTGGTTCATTGTCCGTACATTCCGATTCTTTTAAGGTAGTCACTGACGTTTCTACCTACAGCGATTTGTTCAGGGCTATAGGATTCTTGAGCTTCACTGACATGTCGTGAGAGTTTGTGAGCTATCAAGCGAGGTTGAATCTGTTCGGCATAGGCAACGGCAGCAAGGGCAGAGGCAATCACCCTGTCGTCTTTGCCTCGACCAGGTGCTCCCAAGAAGCCACCTTCTCGCACGATACCTTTCATCTCTTCTAGGGTATCCATGCTGAGAATGCCCATCATGCCCCGCTCAAAGTAGTCTTTCATGTACTGCAACATGCGTTCTTTGCTGTTGGCAGTGGTCAGGTAGCCAATACTGTTGGAGAGGCCTCCAAGGGTGTCGTTACGCCTCCAGATGTAGTTGGTCATGCTACCCAGTACATCCATCAAGTCACGGCCTGTAGCCCCGCCCATAGAGGTTGCCAGACGTTTCAAGTTCCGTAACTCGTTAATCACAGCCTGACCTGGCCCGTTAACCTCAAGGTTAAGGGTTGAGTTCTTGTATGCGCCAGCAAGGTGGGCGATAACCCACGCAAACTGGTAGGTGTTTAATTCCGAGGTGGCAAACTCAGCAACTTGGTCAAGCCCATCTGCGTAGCATCTGTAGACTTGGATACAGAATCTATCTGCCCAATCAGAACTACCATAAGCGGGGTCAGCACCAATAACGTAGTAAGCAGAATCAATAGGCTCTTCCCATACCTTGAGAGTACCGAGTCTCTCAGTAGATTTAAGAACCTCTGTATCTTGGAAAAGTTGTCCGAAAGCATATCTGTAGTAATCACATTCTGTAGTCTTACTCTTCTTGGCAGCTTCCGTACACCGTGTGTGCGAGAAGAAGGAGGAGCCAGTCATCACAAAGGCATAGTCCTCAGTGGGTGGAAACTCTTGATACATCAGGGCATCATCCTTGATACCTTCTGCCATCTTCCACCGCCACCAAGCCATCTGCCGAGAGTTAATCTCAAAGCCGTAGAGCTTCTTAATATCCTTGTGCCACTCTTTCTCTTCCCCTGTTAACTTCCCATCCCAGTACACCTTGTAGATGTTGGAGTCGGCAGGGACAGAATAGTACTCATTACGCCACCAGCCGCAGAAGATGGCACGTTGTGTCTTTGCTCGTTTAGCAGTCTTATACATGTCGTGGAACATGTTGAAGCCTTGAGCCGTACTCTCAAACATGTACAGACGTTCTGAATTCTTTTCAGCAAGAGAGGCAATCAGGGACGCTAAACCTTCTTCATTTCCCCAGGAAGCCGTTTCTGTACCGTGAAGGTAAGTAATCGCCTTACCTTGCCCCAGTCGAGACTTATTACCTGCAATCTGATAAAAGAGTCTTGACCTGTTCTTAAGAACCATTTGGTTTCTGTTGTGGGCAACAAGCGGAATCTTGTACTCTTTGGGCAATCCTTCCATATACATAGCGAGAGTAGAGCGGAACATGTCCCTGTTCTCTTCTGTATCTGCCACCAACGTGCCTTGCCATCCAGGGTGGGTGAACTGCCAGTAGAGGTCAAGAGCCAAGGAAATAGTCGTGATACCAAGCTGACGGCCTTTCAGGATGACAAAGAAGTGGATGTCATTGTCTAGCCCCTTTTGTATCTCTTCCATGACATAAGTCTGAGTCCCCAGAAGGTTACCCATCTTCTTCAAACCCTCTTCCTTAGTCTCAATCTTGAGTTCAGAACAGAACTTGTAAAACTTCTTCAGGTCAAAGTTCATCTAGATTCCAGTGAATGATGTTGCTGGCAATGTTCTTGTTCTTGGCACACGCTATCAATTCCTTGTAATGTGTGGGCGAATACTTCTCTTTCCATTCAGCAGCCAACTTAATCTTCTGCCTCTTGTTAGTGCAGGACAAGGCTCTGTACATCTCGTGCTGAAACCGAATACGACTCTCCCGTAACGCCATCCTCGTATCCAACCCTATATCCATACTCCACAGCCTTCTCAACACTTATAGCCATCATGACCATCATCTGCTCCGTACGGGCAAGTCTGGTCAACAGGTCTGCATACGCATCCCGCAACTCATCCTCACCCATCCAGAACACTTCATCCATTTAAGACGTTCTCCACACCCTTACCTGGTCACCCTCTGTCTTTGCAGTAAACACCCTACCCAACCGCTTACCAGCCCTGTAATTGGCATTCAGCACCTTTGCACGGGCATCCAGAGGAACACAGAAGCTATCCCCCACATCCATCTCCTCATACGGGTACGCATACACCACACGAGGTTTAGGCATCTGTACTCCACTCTCCAGCACTAACTCTGTAATCATATTAACCCCTCTACTGATAACCACATAGTATAGAGAAAAAAAGGGTTAGTCAACAGACTAACCCAAAGACAACTGCAAAAGCACTTTACCAAAAAACTAAATTTGAAAAAATGTAATTTTTTTTATGGGGGGCGAGAAGTGGGGTGCACGCCTTTTCAGACCCCAAGACCCAATCACTCGGCCACGCAAGACGAGACAAGCTAACGCAAAGCATGGAACAACCCCTACCCAAATTTGAGAGAGAGACGGGTAACGGGTAAGGGAAAGATTGTCATCGGGAAGGGCGGGAAGTGACAACCCCCTTTCTACCCCGATTAGATTCCATGCTACTGCATAGATATACTATTACATAAACACAATATATTTATTCTAGATTATACATAGTCTAACACTAGACTAGAACACCAGTGGCATGAACAAAAGTAGTCATTGAATAAACCTAACAACACCTGGCTGCTGATAGAAATAAATGTAGAGAATAGCTATTGACACTCTCTTAACTAGTCTTATAATTTAATCACTGTCTAATCATAGACAGCAACACACACAGGGGATAGTATCCATGCAACACTATGAAACAATACATACCGAGGATGTGAACGGTTTTCACATCATGTGTAGCATCACACATGAGGACATGCATCCACGTGACTGCTTTGATGATTCTATTGATGACATCAACGAAATATGCCGCAAGATAGATAACGGGACATACATGTGGTTCGTGGCACGTGTAGAGGCCTTTAAAGGGGGCATACTGCTCGGCACGTCATACATTGGGGGCAACCTATACGAAAACGTCAAAGACTTCATCCATGACGGCATGTATGAGGACATGATGCACGAAGCCATAACCGAAGCCAAACGCAATTTGGACATGCTTTACACCACACGTGAAGAGGTGACGGCATGAGCAAAATCAAGGTTTTCAACAATGGCTATGCCACATTGGAAAGACTGTATCCATCTGGCATGTATTTGGTGCAATGCTACGTAGGCACGGAACTACACGATAAGATTCGATGCGATGACTATCGCAATGCTTGCGAATACTACAAAGCATTTCAAGCCATAGCAAAATCAGCATAAAGGGTTAGTAACCATGACAAACACACAAAAATTCTTGCAAGAAATGTACTTAGAGTACTTCAACGATTATTTGACCGTTGATAAATTTGCCGAGCATAAGGGCATAACACCTCATGCGGCATGTCAAATGCTCAAAGAGGGCAAGGCAATTCATGAATGGTTTGTAGAGCATTGGGCAAACTGTAAAGCCGCCTAAGTGATACCCCTAAGCCTATTCCGTAGGTTTAGGGATTATCATTTGATAGTCACATCATCAACTAATCAAGAGGTAAGTTACCATGATTCAAGCATCAGATTTCACACGTATCAAGAATGACGTTAACGGGAACCCTCGCTACGTTTGCCACTTCTTGCACCTAGATACACACGGCATGTATTCAGGCATTGATTTATCGCAGCGTTACACCATAGCGGTTGCCCTTGCCCGTACCCTAGGCGGCAAACGGTTTCATAACAAACAATATGGCGGGGGCATTGTGTTTCAGTGTTACAGCTTGCCCGATTTATGCACCCGTATCAACGAATTAACCAACAAAACAGAGGTGACAGCATGAATCAGCCCCTCGAATGGAAAGAATTGTGGGATGCAATGGACGCAAACCCTAGCGAATGGATACCAACCACAGAGGCGATGTATTGGGAAATGCTAGAGGTTTTGCCCCCTCGCAAGATGCAAGGGCAGAATTTTCTAGTAGGTGAGCCCCTACGCCATAACGGACAAGGCGAAGCCGTTTATTCATGCTTTACCAAGTTTGGGGACACATACAAGGCCAAAAACCTAACCGTAAACGAATTCATGGCAGAGCATGGCTACATCCCCGCTAAAGAGTTGAGATAGCCCCATGACACATGAACAAGCATTTACAAAAGCCCTAGTTCTAGCCATCACTGCCCCCAATGGCAAAGCAAAGATGGCCCTAGACCTTGTTTACCAACTGTCAGGAGGTTTAAGCCCCCAACAGGTGGAAGCCTGTAAAGCCCAAGCTATGCAACAACTGGAGATGACACATGAATGAGTTTGACTATGAAATAGCCCCCACCATGATGGAAGAAGATGGATGGGTTAAGTGTGAAGAATCCACCGCTGACCAGTGGTCAGTATATGAACGCCCCATTCAGCCAGACGAAACAGGGGCAAGGCTTGCAGTGTGGGTTGCAGACTTTGCCCGTAAAGAAGATGCCCTAGCTTTTGTGGAGTTACTGTCACATGATTAAATTCAAGCCCGAATCCCT